GTTTCGCCCGAGACGAAAAAGAGTCGTTGTCCATCTTGTAATCTCGACTCAATTAAATCCCGTAGACCCTTGCCGTGGCGATCCACAAGGTTAAACAGAACAAGTGTATTTCCAGTTTGATTGACTGCAAGGTTTGCGATAAACTTGTTTCGCTTTTCGTATGTGACGAGGAAATCGATTTCATCTTGGTAACTCCTATTCTCTGTCGGTCTACAAAACTCTTCGGTATACTTTAGTAGGATTATGTCAATGTCGAGTTGTGCAAGCGCTTCTTTCTTTTGAAGTTCGTGCGTTGTAATGACCTTCTTAACAGGTCCGAACAGTCCCTCAAGAACTAATTTGTGAACCTGTGTGCCATCCAATGTACCCGTGGTGCCGAAACGATATTCAGCATTAATCGCTTTATTCATAATCGAAGACAGCGACTTGGACTTGAATCCGTGTACTTCGTCGCCTATGATACAACCGTACTGATGAAACCAGTTAGGGTGTAATTTGTAGATTGACTGCCATGTTGATATGACAATCGGGCATTCCGTTTCCTTGTCCTTTCCGGAGTAGATGCGATGGCAGTTTGCCTCGACATCATACCCGTACTCGGAAAAATCTTTGTACATCTGCTCCACGAGCGATGTGGTCGGAACAACCAGGAGGATTTTTTTATTGTGGTTTTCCAAATACCAGCGCGAGAGCAGGTAAATGATAAACGACTTACCCGAACCTGTCGGGGAAACGAGAATGCATCTTTTGTTTTCAATACCGTGTGCTATAGCATCATACTGATAGTCGCGAGGTTTAAATGGCAGATTCAGAGTGTCAAACCACTCCATTGTTTTCATATGATTTACGGTGTTCTTATCGTATGGATACCCATATGGACCTTCTTCGACCTTGATCCCGTATCCTCGCTGGATGGCAAACTTCTTGATTGCCCAGTACAGTCCCGCGTTTATCTCACCGTTGGTGCGATTGAACATACGGATCTTTCCGTCCCACACCTTCTTCTTAACTGCTGGCATAAACTTAGCGCCAGGAACCTCGAATGTAAAATATTCTGACAACTCAGAGACGACATGCGGCGCGCACTCTATCATCTGCAGCATCGAATAATCTTTCATTCTCAGTTTAATTACTTCCATTAAAATCCTGCTTCAAACTTTTTCCATTCAAGCGCATTACGAATCGTCTGATGACGCCACTTGATGCTCTCGAGAATCTCTTTTAATGTTTCTATCATAGTATTTAGGTATGCTATTTTTGCCTCGCTTGCAACCAACTCTGGGTCCGCTTCGACATAATGTTGCATCTCACCCTTGAGTATACGCAACCCGTCAAACGGGTCAGGTTCCCATCCGAGTTTTTCGATCTCATCTTGATCAAGTTTACCATTATACCATAACCATTTGTTCTTCATGAGTTCTTTCTGTTTGAACTCTGCGTCCTTCAACCTGAGTTTGTAAGTTGAAAGCAACTCGAGATACTTGGCATGTAGTTTTGGGGTCTCGACTGAACTGACGTCCAGTTTGTTAAATTCGATTTGAGAGTCGATCTTCCATTCGGCATGCAACTGCTCTAAGTTCATGATGTAGTGCTCCTAATAATACTGTATAGACTATATTGTACTATGCAAGAGTGAAATAGTCAAATCTAAATGTTACGGGGAACGTGATATATTGCCCGTCAGAGGTAGCAGAAAAGTTAATGTTTCCGATATTGATAGGAGTTGTATTGACATATTTAAATGCGCGGTTCGGATTGTTCGAACTTGTCAATACGAAAAGTGTGATGTCTTGATAGGATGGCGGCGCAGGATCCTGCGTAATATTAAGTCGGTGATTGAATTCTACCATGCTCTCGAACCACAGATACAATTCTTGATATACCTTCATGTCTTCGTCAAGGATGACATCGAATGTTAACTGCCCGAACTGCAGCGATTCACCGGCAAACGGGATCGGAGTTGCTTTACGGAAGTTGACTTCAGATGTGTCAATGTTAATGTCAGGGTGTTGTACAGACTGCGCAAAGAACTCTAGATTACCAAAGTTCTCGCGGTTGATGACAATCCTAAAACCGTTCGGTGAAAGAAAGTTAGTACCGCATTCAATTGTCGACATGATTGCTCTCTAGTATGATCAATACAAGTTATTTATATGCAAAAAAAAGGGGCACCGAAGTGCCCCAAAAAACGATCCCTTGTGAGGATTCTTATTTTTATACCGATTACGCGAGGATGTTGTCCACGCGGAAGATGCGGTAGTACTGGTTTGTACGGTTTGCAGCAAGACCATTTGCTGGTGTTTGACCAACGAATGGGTTAGACGCCATACCATAACGAGTCTTAAACCCGATACGTGGTTGGAAGTCATTCTCACCGACTGCACGTACCATCTGCAGCGGTACGTATGGGCAGTAGAACATACCAGCGTCATATGGGTTAGTACCCTTATAACCAACTGTTACGTAATCAGCGACCGCGTATGGATCGATGTAAACGCGTGTACGACCGTTCAATACACCAGCGAATGTGTTACCAGTGTCATCCACTTGCAAGTTAGTTGACAATGCTGGAGTATAGTCAAGCATACCAGCAGCAACAAGAGCAGTAGCAACATCAGAAGAACAAACTACGATGTTACCCTTACCGCGACGTGTTTCTTTCGCGATAACGTTTGCTTCACGCTCGAGTTGTACCAACAGACCCTTGAACTTCTCAACAGACCAACGACCGTCAGCGTCAGTTGAAAGGTCAAACACGCCCTGATTAGTGACGTTAGATTGACGACAACCGATCTTCGCTTGAGCGTTGATTGTGCGGATAACTTCGCGGTTGATTTCTGCGAGGATTTCTGTTGACAGAATGTTTGCTAACTCTGTCTCAGCATCAAGACCGTGAATTGCTTTCAAGTCTTGAGCGAGTTCGAGAGTGTATTCTGCCTTCAGCGCGCGCGAACGTGCTGTAACAGTTGACTTCTCGATTGTGAAACCCATCTCAGCGAAGTCATTGCCACCAGGAGTGCCAAGTGCTTCTGCGTCAGCAGTCTGGTAACCCAAAGATGCTGGTGGTGTACCAACGCCATCTGGACCAGTGCTTGAAGCGACGTCTGAATCTGGAACACCAGCAAGACCAGATGGTCCTGTTGTCTGAGAGTTCGAAGAATCGCCTGAGAATGGTGCTACTGGTTCTTGGAACAATGCCTCGTCACCAGCAGAAACACCGCCTTTTGTAGTCTTATAACGCGACTTCATCGCGAAGATTAGACCAGTTGGACCTGTCATTGGTTGTACACCAGCGAGGTCATATGCCATCAGGTTTGGCATTGCGCGACGTACAAGTGCGATCAAAACTGGATTCCAGTTTGCGCCTGTTACGCCATCAGCAGCACCTGTTACTGATGCGTTAGAGTTACCTGCAACTTCATTGAGTTGTGCTTCCTCGCGGAATGCAACTTCTTGGTTCTCAAGAATTGCAGCAGTTACAGCACGACGGTGAGCGTCTTTGATTTCACCCGCGCTAGTTTCGTCAAGAACTGGACTCCACTTCTCGACCAGCTTATCGTAAGATACTGTCATTTTGGATACTCCTTACTTAGAGGTTTTCTTAATTGCGTTGAGGTACTGTGACATTACAGCATTAACTTCTACTGGTTCGTCATCAGCACTCCAGTCTTCTGTAATCTCTTCAGTCTCTTTTACATTCTTCTTGAAGTAAGACTCCTTTACAGTCTTAACTTTCTGAGCGAATGATTCTTCATCTTCGAAGTCAAGAGATTCTACAAGAGATGCTAATTTTTCTACTTGAGTTTCCGCCAAATCACGTGATGCTTCACGGATGATTGTGTGACGTTGGAAATCTTCAAGTGATTCGTTCATTTCGAGCATATTAGCAGTTTGGACGTTGAGTTTCTCTTCGAGATCTTCAACCTGTTCTGCTAACTCGTCAACTAGATCGACTTTGGATTCTGGAACATCGATGTAAGATTCAACGAACAACTCACGGAGATTGTTCATGAAACCTTCAGCGATTTCAGTACGGAGACCATTCTCGACAGCGAGTTTGTTCTCCTCCATCCAATTTTCAACCACGTAGTTGAGGTACGAATCAATCTTCTCAACGAGGTCAGAACGAGTAGTGTTCAGTTCCTCTTCGAGACGTGATTGATATTCATCCTCCAAGCGTTCGACTTCTTCAGTCAGCTTGGAACGAATAGCGGTTTCGAAAATAACAGCAGTTTTCGCTTTAAATTCATCGGACAAAGTTTGTTCTGATTCAACCAGTGCGTTTAGATCATCAGAGAAGTCGTATGAAGTTTCAGGCAGTTCAACTGCATCTGATTCCTCAAAGTCTTCCATGTCTAGATCTTCACGCATTTTCTTATATGCTGCAGTGAGTTGGTCTTTTTTCATACCAGACATTGTAGCATACATTGCGTTGATCATTCCTGCTTTAGTTTTCGGCATCGGATCCTGCTTAGTTTGATCACCTTTACGTGAAGGCGCTTTCTTCACAGAATCGTCAGTTTTATCTACAGACGCGATAGAATCTGCCTCAGTACCAACTGGCATTTTCTGAGCACTTGCTTCCTCGATTTGATTGTTCTCCTCGGCAGGAAGCTCAACATTGTTTATTTCTGACATATGTTTTACTCCTTAAAATTAGATTTGAGCAACGAGAGGAAATTCTTGTACTCACGAACCTGCGTCTCATAGAGATGCTTTTTCGGAGCATTGCTAATTTCTGTCTCCATTTGTTCAATGACTTGAGGTTCTATAACACCGTTGTTCCATACCCACTCAACACCTTCCATTATGCCGTTGACAAATGCAGCGGGTGCTGATGGATCCTGTACAATATCTACCGTGTTTAGAATAAAATCGTCGCGAACGTACATCACGCCGTTTTTCTGCTCAAGACTACCCATACCACGAGTTGACACGCCTAGTTGAACGCCACCTTCCAAGAGACCTTTCACAATCTGACCCATTGGTGTATCCAATATTTGTGCCTTTCCCATAACATCATTTCCCTCAAAACGGAGGTCGGTGATGAGATGCGAAACTTTATCGAGGTTCACAGTCGGTCCCTCGGGGTGATTCAACTCCCCGACGGCACGCTTCTTTTTGACTTGATCCTCGACGTATTTGTTGACCGCGTTCTCCATAATTCCTTTAGGATAAACGCGACCATTTCTATTCTTTTGTTCTGCTTGCGCGAAGATGCCTTCGATGATGAAGTTCTTCTCGCCATTCTCTTTCTTTTCAACGATGCAATGAAGATCGTTTTCTTGGTATTCTGCAATCAGTTTCATTTACTTAACTCTTTAGCAAACTCCATACCCGCTTTCTGCGCTTCACGCTTCGAACGAAATGTATCTAGTTTGTCACCGTCGATGTAAACAGTAAAACCCTTGGCGTCTTTGTGAATCATCACTTTCACGTTCTTGACACGTTTGTCAAAGACGTGTTCGCCAGGAGGCATACCCCTTAACTTTTTTTCTCTTAATTGCTTGAAATGAATCATTTTAGATCACTTTCACTTGTAACCAAATTATTTATACGAAAAAGAATTTCAACTATTACTCAGCGTTATCGAAGTCTTCTTCGTCAGTAAAATCGTAATCGACCTCTTCTTCGCCGACTTCTTCAGACTCTTCTGCGCTGTTAAATACGCCTGACGCAATACGAACCTTCGCTTGATCCAGTGTGTCTTGTAGGCGATCGCCGATCAAGTCATTGAACTGACTCTCTGCAGAAGTGTAGTCTTGGGTTTCGATTGCTTTGAGAAGATCCTCGATAGGATTGTTGTTTTCAATTGGTTCGGCACCAACTTCAGCAACAACTGGATCTTCGATTGGGGTTTCGACTGCTTGTTCGATATTCATAATTTTCTCCAAGTTGAAATAATAAAAATCACATAGTATATAGTGCAAAAAAAAGGCGGGGTCAACCCCCGCCTCTTTTCATATTATAGAGGGAGGATTGCCCTCCCTTATTCAGTATCGGATAATTACTTACCCATTACTGTAACTTTAACATTGGTAAGGTTGACCAATGAACGGATGTTCAAAGTGTCCTTATCAACTGCTTCGATGTCAACAGAGATCTGAGAGTTGTCAGAATCCATAACGTTAACAACGAAGTTCGCTGTCTGAGCGAGGTCAAGGTTGTGAGCAACTGAACGTGGTACACCTGCAGTAACCGCAACTGTAGAGTTGTGGCACTTGATGTGATCACGTGCTTCGAGAACTGCAGTACGACCTTGAAGATCAAGGATGTCTGAGTCGTTGCTAACGATTTCTGATTGCAACTCATTAACTGCGCCAGCGAGGTCGACAGCGTCAGTTGTAAGAGCAGTACCGAAACCAGCGAATGTCTGCATCGCAGCGATGTCAGAATCATTACCTTGGATACGGAAATCGTTAGCGTCAACTTCAGCGTGGACCTCGTTGAGTGCAGCAGCAAGATCTTGTGCTACTGTATCAAGTGGAGTTCCTTCGCCTGTGTATCCCTGCAGAGAAGTGATAGAAGCAAGGTTAGCAGCGATGTCTGAGTCGTTACCGAGGATTGCTGACTCAGCAGCGTCCATACGTCCTTCAAGAGAAAGGATGTCAGAATCGTTACCTTCAATTGCTGACTCAGCAGCGCCCATGCGTCCTTCTAATGAGAGGATGTCCGAGTCATTGCCCGCAATTTGCGCGAATGCAGACGCGATGTCTGAATCATTTCCTGCAATTTGCGCTTGAAGGTCTGCGATGTCGGAATCGACGTTTGAGAGAATGTCGCCTTCTACCTGCGAGATGCGGAGATCAAGAGCAGCGATGTCTGAGTCGTTACCGAGGATTGCAGCAAGGTTAGCAGCAGCTTGAGCAGCGTTTGCAGCGATGTCTGAATCGTTACCATCGATAGCAGCAAAGTTAGCGTCTACTTCACCATGCAATTCGTTGATTGCAGCAGCGAGGTCAGTAGCAACTGTGTCGAGGACAGTTCCTTCGCCTGTGAACAGTTGAAGAGAATCAACTTCGCCTTCAACAGCAGACATACGACCATCAGCAGAGTCTGAACGACCTACCAACTCATTTACAGCACCAGCAAGAGTAGTTGCTGCTGTAGTAAGAGTGGTACCTTCGCCTACGAATGCTTCAAGAGCGTCGACTTCTACGTCTGCGGAGTCCGCGCGGGATACCAACTCGTTGATTGCTGCAGCAAGATCAGTTGCAGATGTATCGAGAGCAGTACCTTCGCCGGTGAAGAGTTGCAGACTTTCGATGTCATCAGCATTGTCACTGATGTCTTGCTGGTTTTGCGCGACGTCAGAAGCGAGTTGAGAACCCGCCAAAGTTGCTGGAGTGATAGCAAGTGAAGTGCTTACACCAGAATCAACTTCTGATTGAGTAGCAATCTCGATGATACCTGCTTGCTCAGTCGTAGCAGCATCGATGTTACGGTTGAAGACTGTTGCTTCAGTTGGACCTGTGAAGAGAACGATATCGCCTACTTCAACCTTCGCGCTTGGTGAGAACGTTACGCCAGTCTTAGCGAGATCGCCAGCAGTGTCAACAACGTACTGGTAACCTTTGACCGCTTCAATTGTTGCAGTGTCTGCGTTAGTTGGGTTGATAACACCCTTAAATACTACGTCACCTTCGATGTCAGACGATACACTCGAAAAGGCATATACACCAGGAGTCGAGGTTTCTGCCCAAATACGGATCGCATTAAGCGTAGTATCAAAGATGATTAAACCAGCGTTTGCCGCAGTAAGAGTCGAGGCAAGAGCACTAGCTTCGGCAGATGTTACGTTTTGAATACGCGCATCTACCAACTGACCTACTTTTACAAGGTCAATGTCGTGGTAAAATTGTTTTGTTGCCATTAGAGTTTCCCCTTGTTATTATTCTAGAATAAAAGTAACTAATTGTTAGTTTGAGATAACATAAAGGCTATGTCCATTAAGCGTGATGCTGGATTCAACTGTCAAGTCAGAATCACTAATGTTGACATCTACATCAACAACATTACCATCGGGATCCAACACATAAAAGTTTATCAAGTTATTAATACCATTATGCTCGAGCGAGTAGCTATTTCCGCTCAGGTTGTATTTATACGAATTCTGAATTGGAGATTCGCTGGCACTAATGACACGACCTTGCATGTCGATAATAAGCGATGGAATTTTGTTTCCGCCACCGTATCGACCAAACTGAACTCCGGTGTCAGTAAGGGAAACAAGAGTCTTGTCGCCCGCAGGTTGCATGTAGAGACCGTTACCTGCGATTAATCCCTCGCCACCAAAGAAAAAAGGTTTCCAATAATCACTATCGTTCGGGAGGTCTCCGGTCGAAGCATCCCTTTCGTCGCCTTCGTGTAGGGTATATTTATAATATTGATCACCGTCAAAGGAAGAATAACCGTTCTTAAGATAAACGAGCATACCTTCCTGAAGTCTTTGTCCAGGAATATGTTCCATATGATCGTCTGAATCGCCAGTAATAAATCGCAATCCGCCACGGATTTCTGTGTCGAGTGCGATCGGGTGGTCACCGCTTGGTGACCAAGTACCCGTCCATGTATTACGCGTCAGACCATCATAATTTGCCATTATGCAATCCTCACGTAAGTATCACCTGGCTGCAGCGTAATACCATAAAGTTTATATGTTTCTGAAATATAATCAGAAGCAGCAGAATCAGGGAACAACTCTACGGTATGCCCCGATGTAATCGTCACATCTGATAACAGCGACGCGCTTGGTCCAGTTTGGAATACATCAGGTTGCGATACGCTTCCCCTTACACCAAACCAGAAACACTGAGGCACGTCAGCAGGGTTTGTAATGAAACCAGATATATCTTTATCGTGGTTTGAATACTCGACGACATCAGAAGAGAAGTCGAATCCGGTTACGACATCTGACCTCGTAGGGACTGTCGCGTTGTCTATTGTAAACACAGAGAAACTAGGATAAGTGAATGAAGCACTAATTGTTGTGTCATCATCATTATCAACTACACTATATTCTACGCCTGTCACTGATGCTGGTCGAGTAAATGTTGCTGTCAGGTCAATTGTACGACCGCTATTATTATCCTTGTGGAGATACTCGGCGAATGTCATCACGCCACTTCCGGACGCGTTAGAAAGTGCGCCTTGTTGTGGTTCAACTACGATCTGCGCATTATTGTTATTCTTCAATCCTGTTATTGAAACAGTATAGTTTACCTTGTCATAATACTGAAGGAAGTTTTTGCCTGAGAGGTTTCGGAACCTAACAGTGGAGTTTGCGTTTGCCCAGTTAAAGTTGATTCGTTCTTCTACATCTGAGAAAACCGAACCGTCATCCTCAAGGAAACAAACTTCGAGGAATGCGCTACCGCCTGACAATCCAGATCCGTTAGAATAAATGACTGCTGAATCTGCATGAGTAAATTCTTGTTCCCAGTCTACTCCACCGTTAGGGTCAAGGTCGGGACCGTTGGTATTGAAGTTTGCGATTGCTCGTGTTACCCCAGCAGAAGCATTAATGATATCCGCCGCTGCAATAAACCGAGAAGGGAAATCGTTAGGGTTCTCCACCGAAACGCTAAATGCAGTTGCCGGTTGGTCCCACTTCAGCGATTGCCCAGTTACTGAGAAAGTAGGAGAGAAGTTTGCGAGTTCTACTTGAATCTGATCGTCAACTAAACTGACTGCTCGGATAGAGTATTCGTTATCGTCTTCAAAGAAAGAGGCAGTGGTGCGGAACTGATCCTGATCGCCGCTTGTCGTCCACTCAAAATAAGGGTGCTGACTGCTGACTTCGTTAACCAACTCCGGAAGAGAGCGAACTTTAAACTTGCCAATTGATTCGTCAAAAATTAAGATGCCGTCATCGATGACTTCACCATGTTTAATTGACTTATATTCTACGTCTCTATTATCGAGGAGTTGGTATGAACCGCCCCCAGAAGTAGCGCCGACAGTTCCATCGGAAAGCATCTTGAGTCTTTGTTGTAGGCGCTTGTTCGCGTCATTCTCAAAGTCAGCGATCTTCTTAGTAAACTGTCCGACCAGTTCTTCGAAGCGAGGTTCGTAATCTGGTACCTCTCCTGTGTCGCCCTTTTCGCCTTTCTCGCCTTTTGGACCGATTGGACCAGTTGGACCAAGTTCACCGCGATCACCCTTTGGACCGATCGGACCGATTGGACCAAGTAAACCTGTTTCGCCTCGGTCGCCCTTTGGTCCTTGTACACCAGGATATCCGCGTTCGCCTTGCTCGCCTATTGGACCAGGAATACCCTGCGGACCAATCTCACCTTGGAGACCTTGGATACCCTGTATCCCTTGAATACCCCGAGGACCGATCTGACCAACTTCACCTTTAGGACCACGTACACCAACGTCGCCCTGTAGACCCATTGGTCCGACGTCACCGCGATTGCCCTTTACACCCTTATCACCTTGGGTGCCTCGTTCGCCGCGATCTCCTTTAAGACCTCGGTCGCCCTTGATACCTTTATCACCGCGAAGACCCTTTTCTCCGCGTGCACCCTGTGGTCCACGTGGACCAACCAGTCCTTTCGTGAATTTAGCATCAATCTCTTCTTGTAGTCGTTTTTCTTGCTTTTTTAATTCTTCAGTTGTATAAGCAATGTTAAAAGCATAAACGACCTCGGGGTCTAGCTTCTCCATGGACTCTTATCGCTCTTCGTCGTCTACCAATTTATTCATATACCGATTCATCGTCTCCATCAATTCTTCTTGTTGAGTCGGTATGTAACGATTGTCTTCTAGGTCAATCTCTTCTTCATAACAGTCTTGAGCGGTGTCCGAGTTCCCATCTTTATATAAAAAATGCTCTTCTTGTTGTTTTGGTTGTTGCGGTTTTGGTTCCGGTTTTGGTTCCTGTTTTGGTTCTGGTTTCTCTTCCGGATCCTCCCCGTCTCTAGGTTCTTCCCCAGCAATCTCCTTTTCCATATCTTTGATATCGTCATCAGAGAGTCGTAGCACTGAACGCTGAACCCATTCTTTCGAGAAGTAGTCGCCAACATACTGCGAAACTTGATCAAGCAACGCCATACGCTCACGAAGAACTTCTGATTCTTTCAACTCTGTAAAGTGATTATCCTTCACATAGTTGATATAGATGTCGTCTTTCCATCCGTCCCAGTCTTGCTCGGTAATAATACCCTTGAGCAATAACTGCTTGCGGAGAATCCCTAGGAATACCCAAGAGAAACGACGACGGAGTCGGTCAATAAACTTCTGAAACTTAACCTCGTCCCTAGAAATTTCTGAAGACCGACCTAGTGAAAACTGCGCTTCCTGCTCTAGGCGATTGACCGGAACGTTGAGCGAACGATACAATCTCTTTTGGAAGTAGATGATATCGTCAATCTGACCAAGGTTCTCGCCGCCAGGAAGTGTGGTGATTTCAGTACCACGACCGTTCTCACGGCGAGGCAACCAGAAATCTTCAAGCATTGACATATGCTTGCGGTCATCTTTGATCTGACCTGTGTTAGCATCGTACACCAGTTTGTTACGGTACTTTGCCTGAATATCTTTCATGTACTGATCTGCTTTACCGCGTGGCAAGTTACCCACGTCGATATAGAAGATACGTCGCTCGGGCGCACGCGCGAGGCGGTAGATTACCAGAGAATCTTCCATCATGCGTAACTGGTTGATTGGTTTGAGCGCTTTGTGAAGGTGGGAAAGTACCTTCTTCCTTGACTCATCCAATACACCAGACGTTACATAACTGATCGCGTCAGTCGAGATACGAACTGCCGATGAAGTTGCAGGTGACGCAGTTGCTTTCGACGTTCCTGGTTTTTCTTCGTACACATAGTATTCTTCGATCTTATCGATAATCTTGACGTTTGTCTTCGGGTCCTTCTTATACTTGACTTCCTTTACTTTACGAATTTTCGCTGCATCAATATTACGAATCTCTTGAATACCTGCTTTTATATTACTTTCATTTACAAGCAGGTGATGTACGGTACGACCATCGACGTACCATCCGCGGAATATATCGTGCGATAATTCGTTAAAGTCTAGCATTCCGACAACGCCATCAAACTCTTCTCGAATTTGATCTTTAATTTTGTCAGGCGCTTCTACATCATCGAGCGACAACTCTACTGAAGACTGCAACTCAGAAGCAGAGATTGCTTCATTAACAACCTCTTCGATTGCCATATCAACTTCAGGGTGTTGTGCGACACCGCGATAGCGCATAATCAACTGGTGATTATCTTTCGCCTGATCGCCTTCGATATTAATGTATTGACCATAGTAACCCGCTCCGCTAGTTACATAACCAGCACCATCGGGGTCAGTAGGTGGGACTGGAGAAGGTAGTTCTTTCTTCTCTCCGGTTTTACCTTGTGCTCTTCGAACTTCAAATCCAAAGAGTTTGAATATATTGTTCTGTTCGTCTGCCATTATTCTTTCCCAAAAATATAGTTCCTAAACGGAAACGCCAGACGGACTACATCTTCGGTAGAATCTGAGCGTTCTAAAATAATTTTATAACACAATTACGTAATTTCTTTTCACACTTTTCACTTGCCGCTCAGGCAACCCATTCAATATATTCAGTAAAAATGGTGGGGGGTTTCGCCCCCACCTCATTTAGTTTTAACTTGTAGTATTGCTTTCCCAATACTGGTATGAGAATGAAACAGTAAACTGCTCAATCTCACCACGCGTGTCATAACTTAACTCGATTGGACTGAGTACTGTCGGAAACGCTCCACGTATATTTATACGCTTAATAACCGACTCGTCACGATCTAACTGTTCAACGATCAAATCTGACTGATAGTCAACTGGGTTGACCAGACCAGTGTTTGCCGCATGACCATTAATACCGTTCATCCAACGCTCCATCGGATCACGTATACCAAAGTCAGTATCGTTGATGATTGTTACTGTCCAATCTTCAAACGTTCGCTCCGAAGCAACTTTTAATTCGCGACCGCGAAAGTTTACTGGGAACGAACCAACACTTGACTGTGGTAACTGTGCCGCTTTACAAAGGAACGACGTAAGTTCTACATCACCGCCAGCATATGCAGGGTAGTTCAGTGTAACCTTGAATAGATTAGCACGAGCACCGCCGCCACGGAGTTTTGACTTAAAGTCATCTACACCTAAAATTGCCATTTCTATTCTCCTTATACAATTCCAACAACTTCTTCGAAGTCTACGCCAGTTCTAACTGCTACAAAGTTCAATGTAACATAGTTGATAGAACGCGCAGGTTTCACGAAGATAGATGCGACGAATGAATTGTTGTCGATAACATCAGGCGTGTTGTTTGTTTCGTCACAAACCACACGGAAGTCCGTGATACCACGACGACCCTTGATCTCACGCAGGAATGGTTCTACAATGTTAACAAACTCAGCACGAGTAAACTCGTCGTTAAATTCGAACATAACACCTTGCGCTGCTTGCTTGATAGCACGCTCCATCACTAGGAACAAACGACGAACGTTGATTCGGTCGAATGCTGATGGGCGACCCAACTTAGTCTTATCTCCATAGAGCAGGATACCCTGACCAGGAAGGTTGACGATTGGGTTAACAGATGCTTTGTACAGTACATCGCGTTGAGACTTAGTTGCGCTGTATGCCAATGAAGTCACACCGAGGTATTGTCCACGACGTGAACCTGCTGGTGAGAACCATGGCGCAGAAGTAAAGTCGGTCGATGCCATCAAACCTGCAGTTGAAGATGCTGCTGGAATAAAGACGTACTCATCATTGTACTTGTCATAAACTTTCAAGAAGTTATTATCGAGTACAAGATATGACGATGCTACCTGTGCGTCTGAGAATGCTTTTACCGAGGCGACAACTGTCGTTGGATTATTAACACCAACAACCGCAGAACGGTGAGGTGAAGAAACAACAACACAATCTTTACGGTCTGTAGCAGTTGCCACAAGGTCAGTAATGATTGCTGTTTGATCTTCTTGATTTGCCATTTGAGGCGCGATCAAGAAATCTACCTGAATCGCATCAGCATCTTCGTATTGATCGAATGCTGTAATGTAATCGCCTTTACTGACTAATACCCCAGAATCACGACCGCCGCGAGTGAGCGAGAAGTCAAGAACGTTATCTGTACCAGAAGCACTGTCCCATGCTGAAGCAGAAGTCATCATTGCTGAGTCCAAATCTGCTGCCCATACATATGACGAACGATCGTTCAATACGTCAAGAATGTAGTTGGAAGTACCATCGACAGTCTTAGCATCTGTTGCCAATGAAACGAATGGGAATGTTTCTAGAACAGTACCCTTCGAACCAGTGAGAACGCCATCTTCGTCGACAACTACAACGTGCGCTTCATCGTATGCATCAGCACTGTCAGCAGACAGAGCAGCAACGTAAGATGAAGTTCTTGGAGCAGCGTCGAACGCGCCAGAGTATGCCCAGTTTCCGAATGCTGAATCAGCAGCAATTGCTGGAATATAACCAGGAGCACCTGCCGAATCACCTACTGCATCCTCAGCAGCAGTTGCTGGACAGATAGAAATCGCTAGAGAGTTACCGACTGAACCAGGATACTTTGCAATAATTTGGTTATCAACGTAGTTACCTGCATCAAACGCATCGCGATTCTTGATTTGAATGTCGCCAAGAGAAAATCCATCAGAATCTTCTGATGCAGTCAAATCATCATCGATGCCGATGCGTACGTCAGAATCGTTATAAAGTGTGAAGGTTGCTGCTGCACTGTAGTCAGAATCTGCTACTGCGCGAGTTACAAAGGTGTTTGTAGAATATTTGAGGAAGTATGCCGCAGACAAAAAGTCCGTGGAAGACGCTCCTCCTGAGAGAGAGGGTGCACCAAAATTCGCTGCCAATTCCGCTTCGTTACCGACAAGGATTGGTTGCTCCGCTGGTCCCCAATTAAAATCTCCGACTAACGCGCCAGTTGATGATGTGACCGCCGGAACAACACCCGACAGATCAATCTCTTTGACGACGATATTAGGAGACTCAGACAATTTGAGTGCCATAATCGTGTCCTTTTTTCGTTAAGTTATGATAAGAATTCATAATACGGTATATTTCTTTCAATCATTGATTATTTATACCTAACGACTTTTAGAGATCATACGGGTCGAACAGTTGCCACGGTTCGTATTTCATCCTTTCTTGGTCTTCAATTTGCTGAATGGCGTCGCTTCCGTCGTCGATAAAACCGAACGGAACGATGTCGTCTTCGATCTGTTTCATCTGCTGCTCGAACATCATTTGCTTCAGGTTGATGTCTGTCATATCAGAGAACATCTGGGTTGTGATAAAGTAACCCAGCATCACGAGGTTCATCATGAGATCGTCGTGGTTTCCTTCGCTCGCCTCGTATGACACTCCCTTAGATACAAAGGTAGAAACCTCCATGATCGTATCTTCGTCGATGATATCAAGTTTCTTTTCTTCTAACAGATCTTTAATACCCGAGCAACCGAGGCGCTTGACCCTTCTTGTCATCTCAATACCAATGGCGTTCGCCTTTACGGCAGACTCTACGTGCACATTTTCGTATTCCAGATCGTAGTACAGACCGTTGCACACGACTGCGCCCTGATCGTTCGACTCAATTACAAC